AGCGTTACTTGCTGCTGTTTCTGCATTAGTCTCTGCTAATTCTGCAGCAGCCTGAGCAGTCTCTGCATTAGCTTCTGCTGTTTCAGCATTCGTTTCAGCTGTCTGAGCTGCAGTCGCACTGTTAGCTGCGTTAGTCGCAGAAGTCGCAGCAGCTGTTGCGCTATTTGCTGCGTTAGTTGCTGAAGTACTCGCTTGCGATGCTGAGGTAGAAGCACTAGAAGCACTATTGGAAGCATTAGTTGCGGAAGTGGCTGCGGAAGACGCTGAGCTAGATGCAGCAGACGCAGAGTTTGCAGCGTTAGTAGCTGAAGTAGCAGCAGCACTAGCAGATGAAGCTGCATTAGTAGCAGACGTGCTAGCAGCCGAAGCTGAAGAAGCAGCATTGGTAGCCGAAGTAGAAGCATTAGACGCAGAGGTACTAGCACTACTTGCTGAACTAGCTGCTGCAGTTGCTGAATTAGACGCATTGGTTGCACTTGTGGAAGCAGAAGAAGCGGATGAAGCAGCAGCTGTAGCACTCGCAGCAGCAGCGTCAGCATCGTCTTGAACTTCTTCAGCCAGTTGACGAACGAGTAGGACTTCACTTGCTGAATCTACTACAGCATCACCTGAACCGCCTGGGCCACGATAGATTGCCATTCAAATTACTCCCTTAGTTTACCTAAACACTGCGTACAATGCTTAGGAAAACTCCCTAGAGGATTAGTCTAGGGAGAGTTCTTTACGCTTTATTAGGCGTTAACAGCCAATACAAAGCCTGTCTCTGGACGGATTACCTTAGTACCGAACAAAGTGTCAGCAGTGTAGAGGGTAGACAAGTACTCTTGTTTGTACTGAGTCTGTGAACGAACACCTAATTGCTCAGCCAACACCATTGTATCTGTGTGGAAGAGCATAGCTGCTTTAACAGCGTCACCAGCAGAGTTTTCATCTGCAGTTTCGATGGTTGGCATATTGCTTGATACGAAAATATCGATACCATACAATGAACCGATCTGGCCATTCTGTACGCCACGACCATCTACGAAGTCACGACTGTTGTAACGGTCGATACCCATGATAGCGTTACGTAGTGATGGAGGAATTGCAAACTTACGACCATCCATTGGAACGTCAGCGTCATCCATCAACTGGATCAACTTACGGAAACCAGCGTCAGTGAACACGTCAGCAGTTACTACTGTGTCGACAGCATAAGTTGTCAAACCAGTAGAAGCATCGATGTAATATACGTTGCTGTGTGTCCAGTCAGAACCGTCACCGTTACCGAAAGACTTACCCAAAGAAATGAGTTCGTCATCGACTTTCTTAGCCAAAGCATAACCTGCGTCTTCTGTGTAGAAGCGACGCAAAGAAGCCAAAGCTTGAACTTCAGTGATGTCTTCGATGAAACGTGAGTACTCGAAGTGCTTGTTAATCAAAACTTGTACTTCTGACTCTTGATCAGCTTGAATTGTAACCATTGTGTTAGCAGCTTTAGCAGTTGCTGTACCACGTGTTGGCTTAGGAATGTGAACTGTGTCACCTTTCTTGCCTTTGAAGTTCATCTTCTTGACTAAGTTAGCCAATACGAGGTTCTTCTTATAAGCTGCAACAATCTCGTCACTCCAAATCTCTGGAATAAACGTTGCTGCATTTGCGTTGTTAACGATAGTACCGCTACCACCTGGATATGTTGCTGTTGCCATTTTTAAAATCTCCTTAGATTAATTAATTATCGTACTCGACCCTCGGAATATGCAGCCATAATTTCTGGTTGTAACTCCATATAACGATCTGGGTCTTCTAACTGAAGTTTAATAAGGTCCGCTCTACGGTAGATTTTTGTTGAAACATTACCTGGTGATCCTGTGTCTACAGCAACAGCCTTCATTTGCTTCTCACGATCCGCTTTAACTTGAGCTGGTACTTCTTTTGCAGCTACTTGTTCTTGTTTTACTGGAGCTGGTTTCACAAGTTTCCAAGTGTTTAACAGCTCAGCAGCAGAATCAAAATCAAAGTTATCTGCAGCAGCGTACAGCTTTAAGCGTACTGGAGAAGATTGAATCCATTGTGCAAACTCTGGGTCAGAGACAGTATTTTCAAAATCAGGGAATGATGCCTGTAGCTTTTGTACAAACTGCTGTTGTTGGATTTGTGCTAAAGTTTGTTTAGCTTCTACAACAGTTGGATGCTTGTCAACAGCTTTTTGAACTGCCTTCTCAGGGTTCTCAAACCAATCTACTTCTTCGTCCTCTTTTGCTACATTAGGCTCAGGCGATTGCTTGGTGTCGAGTTGTCTCTTAATGAGTTCATCTGCAAGCTTACGTACCTCCCCTACTTCTTGAGCTTGTCGGCCTATTAGCTTCTCAGCTTCTTGGTGCATCCTGATAATTTCTTCTAGGCTTTTGCCACGATACTTATCAGGTACTTCGGGTTCTACGTCTTGACTTGTATCAACTACTTCATCAGAGTTATCTGGTTCTTCTTGAACAGGTTCTGGTGCTTGATTGATTGTGTCTTCTTGTTTGATTTCCTCGTCTTGAGGGTCGATAAATGTAGCCATATTATACTCCTGTCAGTCTTAGCGCTGATTGTAGGAAAGTTTAAAAATAACAGCTAGGCGCTAGCCTTGATTGCGTTCCCTAGCCACTTTGTTTGCTTCTTCTCTCTTTTTAGCCCACTTACCGTAAGCTGATACGTACACTGGGTCAGTACCATCTAACTCGATTCGTGGAGCTGAAATGATCTTAGAAGCTCTATCGCCACACTCATCACACTCAGTATTCTGAATATGTGACTCTATGTAGCGTTCAGTGACACATCCACAGGATGTACACCTAAACTCAAATATTCTTCGCATTCTCTAGCTCCTCAAAGACTTCTTCCGAAGTTTGCTTTAGTGAACGTAGCCAACGTAGAATATCTAGTTGTCCTTTTTTGAAGTGTAGTTCTTCGATAGTGTTTAAAGAAGCCACTTGGTCGTAAGCTTCAATCATCTTGTCTACATCTTCCATCAGATCTGCCCAGCCTTGTGTGGCCATAGTGGCAAATCTTTCCTCATAATATTGTTGAAGGGCTTTATCCATTCGGAGTCCTTTGGCGTGGATAGGGGCTTATAATTATTATTAGATACCCCTAATACCACATTGTTAAACTTTTGTCAAGTATGTGTATATTATAACACACTTTTTACGATTTGTCAAGTACTTTTTATTGTTGTCGCATTTGACGTGTAACCATAGCTTCTTTGCTCATGATTTCACGTTCTTTTAGGATCAACTCAGCAATCTTAGCTCGTTTTTCAAACTCTTTGTCCCCTGCGTCTGTAGGGAGATTAGCGCTAATGTTACGTACTAAATCTGTCTTAACCTTCTCAGGCATTAACTCAGCTTCAACCATAGCCTTCTGGGCTTTAGCTTGACTTTCCTGAGCATTAGCTTGTGATTCAACAGCTTGGCCTTGGAAGGCGTTAGCTTGTGACTGGATGAGGGCAATCTGGGCCTGCATCTGAGCCATTTGCATCTGTTGTGCTTGTGGGTCAGGCTGAGACATTTGCTCAAGAGCTGCTGCCAATTCTTCACGATTCTCAAGGCTAGAGGATTGGATAATACCTTTAAGCACTAGAGGAACAATAGGAGATTGTGGGCCTAATGTCTGTAACAATCCAATGAACTGTTGTTGTTCGTACTCTCTAGCAACCATACCTAAGCTAGAAGAGACAACAAACTTGAAGTCTTGTACTGGATAGTTCTCAGGGTCGAACTGCATATAGCGATACGCAGTCTTCTCGATGAACGGGATAAGAAAGTCCTCTTGGAAGTTGACTAAGGCTTGCTTGTTCTTCTTCACAATAGAGGACATGGCTAAAGACATTCCCATGCCATCACGTGTACTGGCTGATTGTGTCAGCGCAGCAGAGTCAAGAGTACCTGTTGCTTGTAACAACATACGTTCAAACTCTTGAGCTGTCTGATAGTTAGCAGGGTCTGTGTTGCCAAACTTGAATGGGAACAATACTTCGTTAGGATTACCGTTAACGAGTAGTGTCTTACCTGGTCTAACTTGGTAGTTAGCCCCACGTGGTAGTCGAGTAGCGTCAGCAGCCATCATAGGAGCTGTTGTAAGCGCTAATGAATCGAGGTGGCTACGTAGCTGTGCATCGATAGCCTTCTGCATATTATAGCCCTTCTCAACAGTGCCTACGCCCCAGAAACGACCAGGAACAGTCTCAGGACGATACACAACGATAGGACGATCCTTCATCATGTATGGGCTACGCTCTGCTTTTAACAACTGATTACCGTTAGCAATAACGATGATTGCTTCTACTAGATCAGAATACTTGTCAGCAGCGCTGTCTTCAGGGAATAAATCAACAACCTCAGCACCATCATTCTCTAACTGCTCTAAGTACTCACGTGGTACTAGGCCATAATAGCGTAATACACGTACTTTATCGTCTTTAAATGATGTGGATAACTGCTCAGGCTCTAAGCGTGTGTCTACATACTCAGGCTGAACGTTAACTTTACGATAGATACCTTGTTCAATACCTTCTACAATCTTAAATAGGTTTACATACTCTTCGATAGCTACGCCTAAACCACCTTCGATTGACTCAGAGTTAGGATCAGCTAGGAAGTTACGTGGATGAATAGCTTTAGGCTGTACAGAGATACGTTTTTTCTCTTCTACACCAATAGCAGCTACGTCTTGACCAGGCATAGGACGTGTAGCAGGTACATATTCTGTTACTTCTTTAACCAAAAGCTCAGCAATACCTGTACCAAAGATCTCAGCAGTCTTATTAACGTCCTTCCAGACCTTAATTGCCTTGTCTTTCTTCAAGTCTTCGTGTAATTTACGCTTGAGAACCTCAGCATCTGCCTTCTGTTGGTCAGCAATGTCATCATCAATGTCAAAATATGAACCACGACCAGTCGTAGCTTCCATGATTTCAGCACATTTGTTCTCAACTGCTTGACGCATAGCAGGGGCAACGATGCGTGAACGCTCTGATTCACGTGTTTTATCCTGATCAGACCAAATACCGTAGTAAATACGCTCGTATTCGTCCCACTTTTGCTCATAGTTGGTGTAACGATGGTCTCTCCATCTATCACAATGAGACGTTACAAAGGATACAAGCTCTAAATCAGAGTTTGTTGTAGGTGTTTCTTTGAACTCAGCCATGTTTTTCCTTATGCGCTAAATGGATCTTCGTAAAATGGGTTAACTACTTCAGGTTGTGCTTGGTTTAGTTTAGTAATCTTAACGCTAGCACCACTTAAACCCTTAACTGGTTGCACGTCAAAGCCTTCTCCTAGGACTGATTTGACGTATTCTTGTAATTCTTTTTGTGTAAAACCTTTTTGGAATGTACGTTCTTTACCAGAACCAACAATCCAACCATCTTCTGATTTGGTTTTATTCTTAGCTGCGTTAACTTCAGCAGCACTGCGTGTGTTAATGACTGCACTACCACCTGGTTTTAGAGCACGACCGATAGTCTGTACTGCTTCTACACGCTGCTCTGGTGGTAACACATTCAATACGTTCATGTTCACAACTTTATCAGCTACGTTTTCAGGAACATCTGTAGGTGTAGTAAAGTCAGGAGTAAATCCTTTTTGTGGGAATGGCTCGAATGTCAAGACGTTAGCGCCTGCTTCACGTGCTTTAGCAGAGCCTAAGCCTAGGCCAGCACCATAGTCAAGTACTGTCTCACCTTCGTTAACACCGAGAATATCAAAAGCTTTTTCGTATGTAGGTGTTGTGTTTGATCGTTGTGTTCTAGCAGGATTAATAACAAAGTCTTCTACAGCTTCTGCTGCTCTAACACCTGCTACATTATCCATAGACTTTAGTGCATCATCTGTAGATTTTCTGATAATATCTGAGAATAGTTTAGCTATAGCCATTAGTATCCACTTACCCAATCCATAGGTTCATATTCTTCTTCTTCAAACTCAAAGGAGAAGTCTGTTACTGCAATCTGATCAATGTAGGACA